GGTGTCAGTACCGGTGAATGGTAGAGTAGCCGCCACTTCTGGGTAACCAGTAGCATGGTAGAACAAACGCCATCCCTATACAGCCTTACCTCCCTTGGTAAGAGTGAAAGTGTTCACCCCACGTCGGTGAACAGAGAAAGGGAAAGTTTTAGCCTACACCCGGCTCACTTTCCCGCAAACCAGGCTAGGGGCTGCCCTAGGCTACCTTGACACACTAAGACTTCCTGGTGGGTGTGGTTCGCGCGAGATTCGTATAGAACCCGGAGTGTCTGTGCTGCCAGCACTTTAAACATGGTCGCCCATGAGGCGTTAAATCGCAGGGGCAGTAGCTACCCCCTTGAGGCCGTAAGGTATCAGACCCAATCGTCGAGCAATCGATATGTGGGCCCGGGTTCGAAACCCGGCGTGTGGTTCATAAGCCCCAACCAAAACCCAACTCTCATAAATTCTAATCATGGTCATAATTACTACAATACTCGTTACAAGTGCGGTGCTTGTTAGCGGGGGTGTTCCTGTGTGGTTCCACAGGACCATCTCTGACTATTGCAGGTATCGCACCATCCTAAGGGATGCCTATTATACCAATCCGGATGTACCTGATGACTTTGATGAGGAAGAAGATGATGCGGAGCTGGCTCGTGTCCCACCTAATGTGGAGGTGGATACTAGTAACAGCTCAATTGAGAGTCCGCCCCAGGAAATTGACATTAGTTCACCAGGAGTCCACGAATTTTGGGCTTCTGCTCGTGAAGAATGGGTGGGTCTATTTCCAAGGGCAACCGGCGTCGCCGCCGGCAGAGTTCCAGTGGTCGCAAACGAAAATTGCGACATGGCTGTTGAGGACGACGAGTCTTCGATAGCCAACACTGAAGGGAGCGGGAAGAAGATACCCGCTGAACGCGATCAATATGCCATAGATCGCAGCACATACCCCAGATGGAGGTTGTATGCCAAGAAGAAAGTGAAGAGGAAGCCACGCGTGGTAGTTAAATACCTGGCTAGAGCGCGGCTTCAATTTGGCATACCCACCGAGGGCCCCGCAAACCGCGCCTCCATTCGCGTGTTTGTTCGTAAGGAGATGGAAAAAGACAACGTTCGACTATCGGATAGGTTGAAATACATCAATCAGATAATAGAGCTCTGTTTCGTTCCCTCCGAATACGATCTTGAAGCCATGGCCATCAAGTCCGCCCCACACGTTGTTAGCAACAAGCGTGTGTTCGGCTGGCTGGGTGGCAAGGCCCAAGAGTAGGGGGGCCCCAGGTGGTGGCCTGGCATTACATCCGTTAGTAGCTCTGCACCTTACCCGCTGAAAAGCGAGTGGAGCAAGGATGACTGGTGCAGGTACCAGCCACTCACTGGGGAACCAAGACCTGGAACGTATACCACATTGACTTCAGCGTCGGTCAGTGTGTTGTTCGAGGTCCATAGCCACAATCTCGACAACGGTCTCAATGCAATTTACAACCGAGTATTCACGTACAAGGGAGGACCTGTGTTGCGGCCCAAGCCTGGTGCGTACAAACAGTTAGACGAGTTCAAAAGACGATTGATTGGCATTGCCGATGAGACCGCCCCGATTAGCAGAAAGGAATTTCTTCGATATTATTCGGGCCGTAAGCTCAAGATATATGACCGGTCAGTGAAGTCGTTAGAAGCTCGAGAGCTCGTCAAAGCTGATTCGTTCGTAAGCGCCTTCGTCAAGCGGGATAAGGAAAACTTCACAGTAGAGTGGGGTGGGAAGACTATTAGAGTTCCCAGACTTATCCAGCCGCGCGGGCCCAGGTACAACGTCGAGCTTGGAAAATACATCAAGCCGCTAGAGAGAGTCATTTATGACGCGATCGATAGGGTGTACGGGGAGACAACCGTCGCTAAGCACCTAAATGCCGATGAACGGGGCAAGCTTCTAAAGCAGAAGTGGGACAAGTTTGCAGACCCGGTTGCCCTGGAGGCTGACGCTTCCAGGTTTGACCAACATGTATCATATATGGCGCTGTTGTGGGAACACGGGGTGTATACCGCAATGATGCCTTATGCAGAATTTGTCACATTGCTCCAATGGCAACGCTACACTACAGGCTACTTCAACTCAGAAGATGGTCGCATCAAGTACAAACGCAAAGGTGGGCGTTGTTCTGGCGACATGAACACTTCTCTGGGTAACGTACTCATCATGTGTGGCTTGGTTTGGACGATGTTCAAGCAGCTGGGTGTGAAAATGTCGTTGCTCAACGACGGCGATGATTGTGTTATCATAATAGAGCGCCGAGACCTCAAGAAGGTTAAGGAGGCATTGGTCCCATGGTTCGAGGACAAGGGTTTCGTTATGCGATTGGATGGAGTCACATCCGAGTTTGAGCGTATCGATTTCTGTCAGTCTCGACCAATATGGACCCCAGGTGGCTATCGGATGGTTCGAGACCCACGCATAACCATAGATAAGGATGACATTTGTATCAAATCCATCCAAAC